ACCCCCTGACGGGGCTCATCTCACTGAAACTGATTCGTGCCGACTACACCATCGGGGATTTGGTAGAACTCGATGAGAGCAACTCCGTCATCGATGAATATACCCGAGGGTCATGGGGCGAGCTCGTCAATGAAACTCAGGTGTCCTACACGGACATCGCTCGGCGGTTTAGCGATGGGGTGGCTCAGGCTCAGAATCTCGCAGTCATCCAAGCAATGGATGGTGAGATCGTCAGCACCAAGCACGATCTGACCGGGCTCTCAACCCATGAACAGGCCCAAGCCGCCGCGGAGAGATTGAATCGGACGACAGCGATTCCACTCAACCGTTTTCGGCTAAAAACCAACCGGATCGCTTACGGCTTCCACCCTGGAAAACCATTCAAGGTTTCCTCCACGGAGTACGGCATCGCAGACATAGTCTGTCGCGTAGTCAGCGTGAACTACGGTTCTTTAGTGGTCGGAGAGATCGAGATCGACGCCGTCCAGGACGCATGGGATCTCTCTGGGGTTGCCTACGCATCGCCGGACGATCTGGAGGATCTCGAGCATTGTGGACCACTAGCACTGCTCGTCAGTGGATACGATCCTTCCGCTGACCCCGGGGCCACATATGGGCCGGGATACGGGGTCGCCTTCGAAGCTCCCTACTGGTTCAACACCACGGGCGGGAGGGTGTGGGTAGCTCAAGGGAAGTCCAGCAATCAGGATGCCTATTGGGAGTGCTATCGCTCTCTCCACGGGGCTCCCCGCGAGAAGATGACGCTGACGCAGGAGTTCGTCCCTGTCGGTTTGCTGGATGAAGAGATGGTGCAGACCGGGGATGGATTTACGTCTCTTACCTTCACCGTCACGGACGCTGGGAACATCAATACACTGACTTCGACCGATTATGCTGGGATGCTCGCTGGCGAGCGGTTTCTGATGATTGATGATGAAATCTTCGCATGGGAGCGGATCGAACATATTTCTGATGGGCAGTACCGGATCAGTGGTGTCTGGCGGGCTGTTCTGGACACCGTGCCTGAGTACCACGTCCAGAGTTCTATGGTCTTCTTCTTTTACAACGCTGCGGGAGCGAGCAGCGCACTGGACCTAACAGATCCAAACGATCTCGACGACTTCACCAGCGTTCAGGTTTGGCCTGTGATCGTCCAACTCGATGGGACAGCGCAAGATCCTGATCGAGTCGAGATGTTGGAGGTATTGGTGGGCCAGCGTGCGTCTGCCCCATACCCTCCCGGGGACGTTAAGGTGAACGGGGACGGGTACGAGAATTGGCCTTCCAGCACCACGGGTGACGTTACCCTGTCCTGGGCACATCGCGGTAGGAGTCAGAACCAGATGGTCGCCCAGGATGATGGGGCTTCCTACACGTTAGAGGGCACCCTGACGGTAGAAGTGCTGTTGGATGGTGTAGCGGTGCGTGAGTGGACCGGGATCACCGGGACATCCCAGGCTTACACTTACGCCCAGAGAGTCGCTGATGATGCTGATACCACGAAAAGGGTTGAGTTTAAAATTACTCCGATTGGCAGTTCGTCAGAAGAAGGTGTGGTACGGATCACTCCTCCTTTCCTCATGCAGAGCAGTTAGACGAATGGCAGAACAAGTGAATAACGGAGTCAAATTCCTCTGGTGGGTTCTGGGGATCATCGGAACCCTACTTGTCGCGGGAGTGATCGGATCAATCGGCACCTACGCTGCCGTCCGGTCACTCGATACAAACCTCACTTTGTTTCGCGGGGAGGTGCGTAGGGAGTTCACCCGCCAGGAGGCAGACATCTCAGGGTTGGAAACGAAGATAGACCGGCACATCTACGACACCACCGGGAGGGTGCCTTGAAGAACTATCGGGTCGTCCGGTACGGTCTTGGCAGGAATACAACGCTGTCGTTCTTCAACCGCGTGGTGGATGACCGTGACGAGCAGATGTGCTTTTCTCTTGAAGACGAGCGGCGGCACACAAAGGTCCCCGGCGAGACTTGCATCCCCACAGGCTCCTACGAACTGAAGCTCAGGACGGAGGGCGGGATGCACGGGCGGTATGAGTACCGTTTCGGGGATCGGCACAAGGGCATGATCTGGCTCCAGAGCGTTCCCGGTTTTGAGTTTGTCTACATCCACATCGGCAACACGGACGACGACTCTCGGGGCTGCATCCTCCCCGGCATGGTTCCTCTGATCTACCCTGATGGCGAGTTCCACGTCGGGCGTTCCGCAGATGCGTACTGGAAGATTTACGAAGAGATCGTCCCGGCCCTGATCGCCGGGGAACGGGTCGTTCTCCATGTGACGGAGATTCAGCCGTGGGCCTGATCGCGGAGTTTATCGGACGCATTACCCGCTTCCAGCCAAGTACGTGGTTCGGCCACCTCATCGTCTCTTGGGCCATATGGATCTCCATAGACATCACACCGAAATGGGCTACGGTCGTCATCCTGTCTGTCGCACTTGGCTTGTGGGGATACCGCGAGTACCTAAACTACCGGCAACATCAGGCGTCCGGTCATAACATGATGGTGTGGGTCGGAGACGGAATCGGGGACATGATCGGCCCGCTTACCGTCCTCTGGGCGGCTGTCGGGAACCCCTGGGTGGCGCACTCGTGGGGGCTTGGGGTCATGGGTATCGGCACGGTGGTATGGGTGGGGCTCGGATACTCTCACTACGGAGGCAAAGATGCCTGACGACGATCTGACCGACATGAGTTCTTCAGGCACCGGCCACAACGCCGCTGACGTTCTCATTGCCGGGATCAATGCGGTGCGGGACATCCTCAACGATTGGCGAGCGATTCTGCTGCTGTCTGTCGTAGTGCTGATGGTCCTCAACAAAATGACGGGGAGCCTGGTGTTTGAGGGGCTCCAGGGCATCGTTCGGGCCTGGAAGTGCCAGCCATGAAGAAGATCATCCTCATCCTGCTCCTTCTATCGACAGTCGTCTCCGTCGCCTGGGCGAAGGTCACTGCGGACAGATACAGGGATCAGGCATTCCGGGCCGATTCCATCGCCGCGGCTGCCGACACGGCGCGTCTCCTCGTTCTGGATGCCTTCAACGATTCCACGAATGCGTGGCAACTCCGGATTGTCCAGACGGAACTCCAACGTGACTCCGTGGAGCAGGAGCTCAGGGATCGCCCGGTCGTCCGGGTCCACGCAGGTGTCCGGGTGGATACGCTGACGATCACGGATACTGTGGCTGGCCCGGTCCAGGTGGACACCGTGAAGGTTTACGCATTTGAAGGCACGGACGGCCCATTCGGTTTCGAGGGCACCGGGAAGATCTTCCCAGCCGGCTCGGCCATCTTCAACGTCCGGGTGGGGATGAGCAGGCCGATCCCGGTGGAGGCCAGGATCACCTGTGGCCAGGGGGCCGGCGTGAAGAGTGCCAGCCTCCTGCTCTCTGCGGAGGATCCTTTTGAGTTGGTGCCTGCCTCCGTCTTTCAGGATCCGGAGATCTGCAATCCATCGGTCCCGGTCTTCTCGTTCAGCAAAGGCAAGCTGATCTGGGCGGCACTGGGGTTCGCAGGCGGGGTGGTCGTGGCTAACGCTATCGACGACGGATTCCGGAAGGCCTGGTACTGATGCCCGGCGTCCTCTTCCACCTCGAGCAGAATGCGATGGGCAGGGACTTCGCCTATCTCGACCGCCTGCTCGGGATGTTCGGGATGATCCCGATCGTCATCGATCCGTCGATCGAGGAGGAGAGGCATTATGGAGCCCATTTCTACCCCTCCCTGGCGGACGCCGTGTTTGATGCCCGTTGGGACGGATTCACCTGGGTGTGGCTCGATCACAAGGGATCGGAGACGCTGGAGGAGTTCCAACACCCCGGAGATGATGTGATCTACTGTGTGGGCTCAGATGCCGATGGCTTTGCCTCTGATGCCTATTCAGGCCCCCGAGTCCGCCTGCCGGATGACATGGTAGACGATCAGACCTACGCCACGCTGATCATTCCGGTGATCTGTGGCCACCATCGTTGGGGAGGATAGATGGGTACACCGGCGATCACCCATGACCTCACTACGGCCTCGGACGCCAGCTCCACGACGGGATGGAGCGGGTGGGGATCAAATACAGCGAAGTGGAGTGCCGACTCCGAAATCTACGTCGAGGGAGCAGCAAGCCTCGGATGCACCCCCAACGTGCAGGCCGAGTCCGGCTACGGTTATCAGTACGGCTCCAACATCGATGTGACCTCCAACCTGATCCTGATCTGGGTTTACGTCGGCTCCAAGGGTGCCGTGGATTCCTTCGCGAACTACGGCGTCTACATCAGGATCACTGATTCCACCTCCTCCTGGACGACGACCTACTCCGATTTCCGGGTGGGTGGGAACGATATCGGTTGGGTGGGCGGCGGCTGGGCCCTGATCTGCCTTGATGCATCTCAGACTCGAGATCGAGGGAGCGGAACACCGTCCCTCACGGCCATCCGCAGGATTGGCGTGGGGTTCGTCCTGCTGACGACATCTGGGAAGTCCACGCTCATGGCCATCGACGCGATCAGGTTCGGATCTTACATGGAGATGACCGGCACGATTTCCACGACCGGCGTGAACCTATCCTTCACCGCCAGCACAAAGACGATCACCAGAGTCAGTGGTTCCTTCACGACGGACGGATATTCGACGGGGGACCGCATCATCGTTCGGGGCTCCACGGACAATGATGGGATCTTCACCGTGAACACGGTCGGTACCCTGACCATGACCGTGGACGAGACGTTGGTCGATGAGTCTTCCGCATCGGGCAGGACCATCGACCAGATGGTGACGCTGGAGGATCTGTATCAGTGGGATATCGGCACCTCGACCTATTTCTATGGTGTCGTCCGGAAGAATGCGCTGGGCCAGTACGAGCTCAACTTCCCGCTGACAATCGGGGACCTCAGTGGCACCTCTCGGACGGCATTCTTGAGCGAAAACGATGTGGTCTATTTCGCCGATCAGAACCACACTCAGTTGACGATGATCACCGCCCAGGACACCGGCGCCGTCACCCGATTCATGGTGGGATTTTCGAGTGGCGCGGACGAGGACCGGGTTGGATTCGGGGGCTCCGTGTTCTCGCAGGCGAACCCGGCGCATGGACAGGCTGCGTACTTCGATCTCGATCAGACCATCACCGAGATCGGCCTGTTCGGATCCCTGTTCCTCGGAATAGAGGGGACCATCTCCCTGCCGGCGGCGACGGGCCATTACATGAGTACCGTTACGTTCAACGGATGCGGACAAGCGGACCCCGGACAGGTGGAGGTCCGGAACTGCACCTTCGCCGGCTATGCCGGGGCCGCAGATGCCGCCCTGCTCTGGAACGAATCGATCGATATCAGTCATTGCAACTTCCTGGCAAACACGAGAGCAATCGAACATCCCAGTGCCGCCGGCTCCCCCTACGGCTATGTGAACATGGTCTTTGGGGCGAACACCTATGACGTCAACAACACCTCCGGAAGCGCGATCAACATCGGGAACACGAGTTCGAACGCGCAGACCTACACCGGCTCGACCGTCACCTTCACCACGACGGTCACGCTCCGGGTAACGGTCTACGATGAGAATGGGGATCCCGTCCAGACTGCCCAGACGGGGATCTATGCGCTGGAGACGGTTGGGGCCGTGACAAAAGGCGATGAGCTCATCAGCGGCTCGGGCGGCTCGGACACGAATGCCTCAGGAGTCGTGCAGAACACGGCCTTCAACTATCAGGGCAACTTGAACGTGCTTGTGCGCTCTCGGAAGTCTAGCTCGGGGGACAGTCCGAGGTACAAGCATTTGGAGAGTCCCCAGCAGATTCAGGCGACGGGGCTCGATGTGATCGTGACACTACTCGCAGATCCAATCAACAACTAAAGGGTCGGGAACCCGAGAACAGGAGATCAGACAATGCCGCTTTCCAGTGACCTCGCCATCGACTATGTGCATGGCATCCTTTCGTATGTGGGCGGGTTCACCAATGGGGTTCCCGATTCCGTGTACGACATGAACGCCGTCTACAGCTATTTGATGGACGTCTTCGACGAACCCGGACAACTCGACGATCCTTCGCCGATGGACGGCCTCACCCCCACGAACTACGAGGTGTTGTATCCGTGGTTCATCGATCCCACCTCCGTGAAGGCTTTCTACGGCGGTGCGATCGAGAGTAACGGATGGACGAAATTCGGCACCGAGGACACCTCCAACATCGGTGGGTTCGGCATCACCAAGCTGACCTACACCGGCGACGGTGCGCCCGGACAGGGAAGCGACGGATTCGCGGACAAGGGGACCGTCCTCACAGGCGGCACCTCCGGAGCCACCGGCGAGATCCTCTGGGCGGACAATGCCAGCGACGTCGTCTATGTGCGGAACACCTCGGCCACCCAGTTCGACGACACGACGCCTGAGAACGTCACGGGCGGCAGTTGGGACTTCGATCTCGATTCGGGGACCGGGGCGGAGTCCGGGGAGAACCTCTGGTCGAACCTCTACTCACTGGCCCAGATCAAGAATGACACCGACATCTACATCCTCCAGGACGACACGAAGCTGACCTCGTGGTGGCTAGACGCTGAAACGGACCACCTCGACGTCCTCGTCCTCGTGAAGGAGATGGGAACCCTGATCGACTCGGGCAGGGTCACGGTTTTCGCCCGACAGGCGAACACACTCTACGACCACTTCACCGCATCCCTCTCTGGCGGAGGCCGGAACCCGGCGCCTCTCGCCACGGCGGTCGACCTGAACAACGACACCGGCTGGAGGACCATCGCCACCGGGGCCCACTCCGGTGCCTTCACGGTGGGTGAGGTGATCACCGGGGGCACGAGCGGAGCGAAGGGCATCCTGACGTCCTACGTCACCGACACCTCCATCCAGTATTACCTCGTCGGCAAGGACTTGACCGACTTCCAATCCGGGGAGTTGATCACCGGCGAAAGCTCGACGGAATCCGCCACGAGCTCCGGGGGCCCAGCGAACTACGGGCCGGCTCTTTCCACGGCGACCCTGGCATTCGGTGCCGTATCCTACGACCTCAACAACGGGAACGGATCGCGTCCATACTCGATCACCATTGACTGCAACGCCGAGACGCTGGCCACGGTCTACGAATACCTAAAGTGGATCACCCGCCGGGGCTCCACCACCCAACTGGGTGTGAGCGGTAGTCAGGAGGACGGTGAGCAGTACATCGGGAACGTGGTTCGCCTGAAGACCGGCACTCCAGCTCCTGGCGCGTTCACGGAGGGGGCCACGCTCACGGACCAGACCTCCGGCGCCACCGGCATCATCGTCGCCTACCACTCGAGTCCCGAGGACATCGTCATCCTGTCCAACGTCCGGGGGACGTTCGGGGCCACCAACACGGTCAACGACGGCACCAACTCGGCCTCGATCGATGCTGGCGGGGTGGGCACGATCGCCCCGACCAAACAGTCCCCCTTCGGCACCTTCGCCGGTGGCACCTTCTTCGGAGCTCCTGGCGTCCGGGTCATCGATTTGGATTCTGGTGACATCAAGGCCTATCAGTTGATCGACGACCTCGGGGTCACGCAGAACCCGCCGAACGAGATTGCCGTCGCCATCAGCGGACTCACCGCCGGCGACCGGGGCGGCATCTTCCGCCGGGACGGATCCACGGGCCCGATCGAGAAGGATCGTCTCCTGGGCACTGCCCAGAGTGCGGGGGCGAACACGGTGGTGGCAGGTTCCGCCATCGCCTCGGACGAACCGGCTGCCGGGTTCGTGAAGGTCATCGACAAGAGCGATCCCGAGGAACCCGAGGCCTTGCTCCGGTACACGAGTTGGACTTCGGCCACCTTCACCCTGGCCACGGACGCCGGCTCGGGTTCGGCCACGGCAGGATCTTCGGGGAATGCGCTGGAGGACACCGCCGCAGACTTCGGGGTCACGGACGATGTGAAGGTCGGGGACACCATCTACAATTCCACCACCGGGGAATGGGGATTCGTCGTCTCGATCGACGGGGTGAACGACCTGACCACCGTCTCCGCACCGGGGCAGACGCTCACCTGGACCTCGGGCGACAACTACGCGCTCAACGTCCTGCCGTTCGCCACGACGACTTCGGATTGGATCTACATCCCGTTCGTGGCCCAGGTGGCGACGGCCTCCAGCGTGAGCAACACCTACATCTACTCTGCCGACGTCTACGGCAGGTTTGTGTTCAGGCTCAAGGGATTCAAACCCTTCAGTTCTGATCAGTTGATCCAGAGCAACGGGCTCTCGGTCGCCGCCGTCAGGACCACCGATGCCGTGGTGAACTGATGGTGAAACTCCCGAAGGGTTCGAAGTTGATTGACGAGGGCGAGGGGGTATCTCTTTACGAGATGCCCCCGGACCCCCGGAAGAAGTATCCTCTCTGGAAGGCCGAGGCCCTCCAGAAGGACGTTGATCGTGCGAGGGACCAGATCGAGCAGTTCCGTCGACACATCGAGGACTTGGAGAAAACCATCACCGAGAGGGAAGCACTGATCAAGGTATGTGAAGAACGGGATCGGGCCATAGCGGAATGGGAGCGCAACCGTGGCAATAGTGACTTTCCACCCGGCGACTAAGATCATCCGGGTGGCGGCTCCGGACACGGAGATCACGGTCCAGGAGTTGGTGGATGAAATCGCCGACTTCTTGGATGAACCTCAAAATCTGGACATCACATGGTTTGCCGAGTGGGCCGGAAAGGTCAGCCTCGGAGGCAGTCCAGAGGTGTTCTCGGAGATCGTTCTCATCCTGATCGAGGATTGGAGGCTGGAGTTCGAAGCGAGAACCGGCCCGGATTATGTTCCATGCGTGGTCCGGGGCGGTACCCTCGTCGCCGCCAACACCTACGACAACAACCCGATCCACCCGACCGCATTCACCCAGGTGCAGATCCGCCAGAGCATCTCCGGATCCCTGCTCGATGCCGAGGAGATGCGGAAGGTTCTCCTGAACAAGACGATCACCGACCAGAATACCGGGAAGATCACCGTCTTTGACGATGACGATGCCACCCCATTCCTCTCCGGGGACATCTTCGAAGACGCCGATGGCAATATCCCCTACCGCCGTGACGGCATCGAGCGGCGTGAGCGTCTGACGAAACCATGAACCTAGCGACACGGGGGCTCGGAAAACGGAGCGGGATGCTGGCGACTGCCGGCATGGGTATCCGGGTCCTCGTGTACGTCGAGCAGATTGGAGTCTACTTCTCTGCTCTCTCCCGCCCGTGGGCCATGACCGCGGATTCCCGTCCGTGGACGTTCCAAGCCCAACGGGTCTGGGACGCACTGGCCGGCGGCAGGGTCTGGATGCGGAATGTCCGATCCCGGGCCTGGGCCACCATCACCGAAAGCAGATCCTGGCTCCGCTCCAAGGTGAGAGCGTGGAAGGGATCGACCAACCGATCCTGGAGCGATGATGGCGATTGAGAAGACCTATCTTGAGTGGTTCCCGGCGGCAAGCCAGATCTTCCGTATCGGATTCGGGGCTCACGACGAACTCATCGATGCGGAGACACATCTCGACGAAGATGGGAACACGCCGACCGTGGAACTCCACGAGCTCACCGATGAGCATCCGGAGACTTGGACCGACATCTCCTCCAGCGTGAGCATCTCCGGCATCGGCGTCGTCGATGACGATGTGAACGAGATGGTGGATGGCGCCGTGCAGTTCAGGCTGGCCGCAGACACCGACAACGATCCAACCCCCGGCGACAAATACTCCTTCTTCATCATGGCTGATCGAGCCGACGATGCCACCCTCCAGGTCGCCACCCGAGTATGGCTCCGGATCATGCCCTGAAGAAAAGATTTGCGCTCTGT